AGTTCCCCCCGGATGCTGGTTGTGGCGAACGGATATAATGGATATGCAATTGGTCACTTCAATAAGTACATATACCAAGGGAAAACGTATTCAGCGAAACGGACTAGCTATAATTTTGGAAAGATGATGCGGTTTTTAGGGTATGACAAATTGAAAACAAAAATATGGAATAACCGTCCTGCTGTCTGGGTAAAAAGGTGACAGGCTCAGTTCCTATATATATTCCCAGCAAAGGCCGCTCTGAGTATATGATGACCTCCAAATATTTGACTATTATGGGCGTGAAACACTTTGTCGTGGTCGAGCCTAGCCAGATGGATGAGTATCGAAAGGCTATAAAAACGATGGGGCTATCCGCTACTGCCCTTGAATTAGATATGTCCTACAAAGACAAATATGAACTCTGCGACAATCACGGCTTGAATAAATCAACCGGGCCTGGGCCAGCGAGGAATTTTGCATGGGATCACTCCAAAAGTGGAAGGCATGATTGGCACTGGGTTATGGATGACAATATCCGCAGCTTTCGGCGGTTGAACAAAAATGAGAAAGTGAAAGTCGCTAATGGCGCTGTGTTTAGGGCAATGGAAGACTTCTGTTTACGATATGAAAACGTCTCTATGGCTGGACCAAATTATTTTATGTTTGCGCCAGCAAGAACTAAGCAGCCGCCATTCATTACAAATACACGTATATATTCTTGTAATCTGATCAGGAATGATGTGCCTTTTCGTTGGCGTGGACGGTATAACGAGGACACCATTCTGTCTCTGGATATGTTAAAAGCTAGATGGTGTACAATTCAATTTAATGCTTTCTTGCAAGACAAGGCGCAAACGCAGACGCTCAAGGGAGGCAACACGGAAGAATTTTATCACGCGGAGGGGAAGGTCAGGATCGGGGAAAAGTATGCTGACACTGGAACTTTAGCCAAATCTAAAATGCAAGTCGCTGTTCATCCAGATGTTTCGAGGTTGGTCCACAAATTTGGGCGAATTCACCACCACGTTGATTATGGTCCGTTCAAGCGAAATAAATTAATCCGAAAAAAGGATTCTAAGATCAATCCAGGTACTAATAATTATGGAATGAATTTAGTCTCTATTCGAATGAATGGTGTGTAACCACATGAACAGAGCGCCCATCACCGTTCACGGCATATATCATAGTAGGGCCTTCAATGAAGGTTTTGGCGTGTTGGATAGCCTTATGGTAAGAGGGAAACTCGACTCGCTTGGATTGGCCTCTGGTTTTAAATCGCACAGCGGTAAAATAACTAGCGGTATCAAAGACATGCTTTTCAAATTGCTCAAGGGTCATCATTGGTATAATCCTTCCGTATGTTAAATCTAAGGCTCAATATATAGTGTTAAACTTAAGTGTAAAGCCTTTTTATTCGGAGCTATAAAGACATGACAGGCAAAAAGGGCCGCAGTGGACGACCCGCGTTCAAGCCAACGGACGCGGAGCGCAAGCTAGTTGGGCAGATGTGCGCCGTTGGTATTCCTCACGACCAGATTGCAATGGTGGTCCGCGACGGTATCGATGCGGACACGCTGAAGAAGCATTTTAAGGAAGAATTGCGGACGGCAAAGATCAAGGCTAATGCTAAGATTGGCGGCACGCTGTTCAACCAGGCCATAAACGGGAACACGTCGGCGGCTATATTTTGGGCCAAGACGCAAATGGGCTGGAAGGAAAAGAGCGAGATCGAACACAGCGGTGACCTTAATTGGTCCATTCAGAATATCTACGAGAAATGATAGTCCAGCGCCGCATCAGGAATTACCAGGCACCGCTGCATAAATATATGGTGGACGGCGGGATGGAGAACAAACGCGCCATCTCCATCGCCCATCGCCGCTGGGGTAAGGACGAGATCGCATTAGACGTCACATTTCAGGCATTGATAGATCGCCCAGCCACGTACTGGACGTGCCTTCCTGAGTTTGCCCAGGCTCGCAAGGCCATATGGAGTGCAGTCAACCCGCACACGGGATTACGCCGAATCGATGAGGCCTTCCCAGAAGAATTGCGTGAATCGACAAACGAAGGAGAGATGTTCATTCGGTTCAAGAATGGTGCGACGTGGCAAGTTATAGGGTCTGACCGCTACAATTCATTAGTTGGGGCTGGCGTAGCCGGGATAACGTTTTCTGAGTGGGCGCTGGCTAACCCATCGGCCTGGGGCTACATCAGCCCTATGCTACGAGAAAACAATGGCTGGGCAATGTTTGTTACGACGCCACGCGGCAAGAACCACGCCTACGAGATGTTTAACTACGGCATGAAAACTGATGGCTGGTTTGCTGAGGTCTCAAATGTTCTCGATACCGGCGCGTTTGCAATCGCGCAACTTGACGAGATCAAGGCCGAATATGTGGCGCTGTACGGTGGCGACTTTGGCGCAGCACAATTTGAGCAGGAATATATGTGCAGCTTTGAAGCCGCCATATTAGGTAGTTTCTACGGTACTGAGCTGGCGGCGGCGCGCTCAGAGGGTCGCATCTGCGATGTGGCATACGATCCAGACCTGCCGGTGATGACTGTCTGGGATATTGGCTATTCGGACGATACGGTTATTCTGTTTGTTCAGATCATTGCCAATGAGGTTCGGATCATCGATACTTATAGCTCGAACGGGCAGAATTTGGCTCATTACGCTGGGGTTATTTCTGGCAAGCCTTACGAATATTCGCGCCATGTGCTGCCCCATGATGCGCAGGCCAAGACGCTCGCGGCGGCTGGACGGTCAGTATATGAGCAGTTCACGAAAGATTATGACCTAAAGAACGTCACGATACTGCAAAACAGAAACACCGAGATGCAGGGCATACTAGCCGCCAGGCACCTGTTCTCAAGGTTATGGATAGATCAGGGCCAGGAAGATTTCCTCAATGCTTTGGGGCAATTCAGGCGTGAATGGGACGACGATAAGAAATGCTTTAGAGATCGCCCTGTCCACGATTGGACAAATCACTTTGCTGACGCCTTGCGATATCTGTCATGGGTCTGGAAAGAGCCGGTTAGGAAGAAAGCTCCCATCCCCAACCCCACCCTGAGCATCGGCGGTAAATCAACCATGACCATGGGCGACCTGATGAAGTCGGTAAAACAACGGCATGTGTACGATTAGTTTGCAATTATTCTTGAATTCGTGCCATTATTGATTTAGAGGGCATTATGAAGAAAATTATGAAGCCGAAGAAACAGAAAAAGAACAGCGGAATGATTGCCGCGTTGACCGGTAAACCAAAGGGCGGCGGCTATGCAGGATAATTCGTATCAGTCCGAAGAAGGCACATTGGTCACGCCAGCGGATGCAGGTAAAGGCTCGCCCGGCGTTGTTGCGCGGTGGATCGCAGAGCTAGACCTGAGCGACAAGGTCGAAGCAAGCTGGCGATCCCGCGCGAAGGACGTGGCCGCTCGATACCGCGACGAGAAGTCCAAGTCGTCTCAGGGCGGGCGCTATGCTGGCGCGAACCGATACAACATCCTGTATTCCAACATCCAGACCATCTGTCCGGCGTTATACAATCAGTCTCCCAAGCCTGACGTGCGGCGGAGATACAGAGACGCTGACCCCATCGGCAAAGAGATATCCGACGTCCTTGAACGTGCGTTGAGCTACACGATGGACGAGTGCAACTTCGACCGCTACATGAGAATGGCTGTCAAAGACCAGCAGTTGTGCGGTCGCGGCGTCACACGGGTGCGCTATGACCCGGTGTTCGCAGAGGAACCTGATGACGAAGGCGGAATGTACGACGACCTGAAAGGCGAAGAGGTCAAGTTTGAGCACATCAACTGGGCTGACTTTCGCCATGGTCCAGGTCGCATCTGGGAGGAGGTCGAGTGGATCGCCTTCCGGCATTTGATGACCCGCGACGACTTGACGTCCAAATTCGGTGAGAAGATCGGCGACGAAGTCACGCTCGATTACTCACCAATCGGGATGGAAGACAAGGACGGCGACGAGGTAGCCAATACGTTTAAGCGCGCTACTGTCTGGGAAATATGGTCACACCGCGACAAGGAAGTGATATTTATATCCAAAAGTTTGAAAGAACGGCCACTGAAAGTCGACCCGGACCCGTTGCAACTGGCTAATTTCTTTCCGACGCCGCGTCCCATCTACGCGACTGAGAACACCGACAGCCTTGTGCCCGTCGAGCCATTCCGGTTCTACAAAGATCAAGCCGACGAGTTAGACAACATCACGCGCCGCATAAGCGGGATCATAGCAGCCTGTAAAGTGCGCGGCATTTACGACAGCACCATCACAGAGATGTCGAACCTGATGGACGCTGGCGAGAACATGATGGTCCCGGCGCAGGACGTACTGCCTTTGATGCAGTCCGGCGGACTAGGCAACGCCATCTGGATGTGGCCGATCGAGAAGATTGCTGGCGTCCTGGGCGAGCTATACAACCAGCGTGAGCAGATCAAAACGACGGTATACGAGATCACCGGCATTGCAGACATTATGCGCGGTTCGTCGTCTTCTTCAGAGACTTTAGGCGCACAACAGCTAAAAGTGCAATTTGGTACGATGCGTCTGGACGACATGAGCCGCGACGTCCAACGCTATGCCCGTGATCTGATCCGCATTGCGGCAGAGATTATCTCAGAGCAATTTAGCCCTGATAGTCTTGCCATGATGACCGACGTTAAGCTCCCAAGCCCCGAAGAGAAGATGCAAGCGCAACAGCAAGCTCAGATGATGGGGCAGCAACAGCAACCCATTCCGGGGATGTTGCAGGAGGTGCTAGACAAACCCACTTGGGACGAATGCCTGCAAGTATTGCGCGACGACAAGCAACGCTCGTATCGTGTCGACATCGAAACTGACGCGACTGTGTCTGGCGACCAGGCTTCTGACCAGAAGGCAATGACCGATTTATTGCAGGGCGTATCGTCGTTTATAGGCAACGCTGGCCCGGCGGTTGCCGCTGGTTATCTACCGTTGGAAGCTGCCAAGACTATGCTGATGTCGGCGGTGCGTCGATTTAAGATGGGCCGTGAAGTTGAAGACGCTCTGGACATGATCGGCGAAGATCAGCAAGGCGGTGGAGATGAAGCTGCGCAACAACAGCAACAAGCGGCTCAACAGGCGGAGCAACAGGCTGCGCAACAAGAGCAAGCTGCTGCCGCGCAAGAAGCGCAGATGAAAATGCAGATGGACCAGCAGAACGCCGCGCTCAAAGCGCAAGAGGTGCAGCAAAAGGCGCAGCTTGAGCAAGCCAAGATGGAACTGGAATCGTCTTCCAAGCAAGCCGACATGATGATGGCTGAGAAGGAAATTGCGTTAAAAGAGCGCGAAATGTCCTTAAAAGAATACGAAGCGCAGAAGCCGGACGCAGACCCAGGCATGAAGATACAAGCCGACATGCAGATGGCGCGCGACCGTATGGAGTTTGATGCAAGTGAAGCCGATAAACAACGCCAGGTCGACCTTGCAAAGACCATCATGGCTGAATTTAGTGGCCCAGAGGGCAGTC